ATGAAAAATTTCGAAGTACGAGTATTTTCATCTAAAAACCTTGATGAAAAATGGTACGTCTACATTTACCATAATAGCAAAATTATAAAAAAAATCTACAAAGGCATCAATTCTGAAAGATCTTTTGAGGAAAGAATGATAAAAGCCGAAACCCTTAAAAGAATTATTGAGAAAGAGATCAATGACGGCTGGAATCCACAGGTTAAAAAGAAGAGCTATTCTATGACAATATTCCAAGCATTAGACTTTGGTCTTGAGAAAAAAAAGGCTTCTTTAGCTTCGGGATCATATGGGGAATATTCTATTGCAGTAAATATTTTTAAGCACTATGGGGAAATAGAAGGATTCGATAAAATTTCTATTCAAAATTGTGAGCGCTATCATATTAAAGCAGTCTTAAATGCGGCCAGAAACGACAGGAATTGGTCTTCTATGAATTATAACAAAACATTAAGAAGATATAGTTCAATTTTCTCCGAGTTAATTGAATGGGAAATCATTACATCAAATCCAGCTAGAGACATTAAGCCATTGAAAGAAGAGAATAGAGGTGGATATGAAGTTATGACAAAGAAAGAACAAAAAAAGGCGTTTAGTCATCTGAAGAATCTAAACTTCAATTACTACGTTTTTTGCTCAATAGTTTATTATATGGGAATACGCCCAGGCGAATTGCTAAGATTGACATGTAAGGATGTGGATATTGAAAGAAAGATAATTAAAATTAATTCGGTACATTCTAAAACAAAAAAAACAAGAGCAGTTCCAATTATAGGAACAATAAAGAAACTAATACAATCTTTTGATCTTTCAGATCCTGATTTGTTTCTTTTTGGACATCCTGTTCCTGGAAAATTACCATTTTTGAGAGAAAATTATTTCTGTCCAAATAAGTATCAGTTTGATAGGGCTTACCCCACTAAATTATGGAAAAGGGAAATAATTGATGGATTAAAAATTAATAAGAAATTGTATTCCAATAAGCATAAAGGTGCAAGTGACAAGCTTAGAGCGGGTATAGATATTGAAACTATTGCAGCAATTTTCGGACACTCAAGACAAAAAATGACAGAGCTGTATGCAGATTATATAAAAGAACTTCGTTTTGAAAAGGCACAAAATGTTGTATTAGATGAGTATTAAAATTAAGGCGTAGCTAAAATGTTACGCCATTTATTTTGGTATCCTGGAGTCTTTTCTAATCCATTCTACACCTACCAATGGGTGATCTTTAGTGAGGATCAAATCCGGCTTAATAGGCTTCTTTAAAACTATCTGTGTTTCCTGTTTTTTACCAGCTTTAACCCCTCTTAAAACGATCTCAAATGTAACCGGCTCGCCTACATTTAGGAATCCGGTTCTGAATGCAAGTTTATTATAACAGTATATATCCAACTCCTGATTTTTTTCAAACGAATTTATACGGATGATTCTTTCTGTAAAATCACCCTTTTCTGTCTCTTCAAAAATTTTTAAAACGATTCCGGAAATTTGCATAATTAAATTTACAATTATTCCGGCAAATGAAAATTAGCAAAGCGACAGAACTTGACGCATTAAAAAGTTATCCACAAAAATTAATGTATTAAAAGAAAGGAGAGAAAACATCAGGGGCAACATTCCCTATATAATATTGATAAACAAAACATACAACTGAATAACACATCATTACCACTGGATATATGTAATAATAATCACTGATCTGTTTTTCTTCTTCATACTTGTTTTTCTCATTACTCAATGCAATTTGAAGAAGCCACAAAAGACCTAAAACAAACACTATGACTAGTGCGGGTGGATACATTGGTATTTTTTCAATATCAAACATGTTTCAAATTTAAATAAAGTTTGAGATATACTATTACGGTTTTCCGCAAAAAATCCCCAGATCTCTCCGAGGATAAAACTAATAACCATGAAAACTCAAATTAATGAGTTGTGTTTTTTTCAATTAGCAAATGTAATTCTTCTATTAATCTTCCATCATCAGTGGAAACATTATATCTTCTATTTTCTATGCCTTCAAAAAAAGCTTCATCATTAATTGCCAACTCTATTACATCCACGTTTGTCGGATTATAATGCACAAATGCCTGTAATCCTAAATACCTGCCAGCTGTTATGCCTTTTCTTTTATTAAATATAAAGTAAACTACTTTCTCTTTACGGTCAAGATAAAAAAGCTCGCCATTCTCTTTAAATCCCAAAAGCATGTTTACATATTGTTGATGATTTTTTGCAAATTGTCTTTTAGCATTCGCTTCACATTCTTCGATAGTAGGATTATCTTTCCCAGAAAACATATCTCTCATAAAATCATAATAAACTTCTGGATATTGCAAGTATCGCTCTTTAATCTCATTTAGGCTTTCGTTAACATATTCTTCTTCTGTTTTATTAGCAAATTTTTTCACAATATCTAAACCTAAAACAGTTTTTTTAATTATTTCTTCCATATTCTTATATTTTGTGGAGACTACTCCGTGGGGTTAATTATCTGAAAAGGTTCGAAAATCAGCAATAAAGTATTTTTGCTGTTGCATGTCTACTGTTTCGTATTGAAAAATGTTCACTATGCCAAACCACTCACATATTCTACTTATTTGAGCATCATAATCTCTTCTTTTAATTTTCTTAAAAAAACCAATAGTTTTAAGACCATCATAATCAAAGTGTTCTTGCAGATATTCTATTTCTTTTTCTGTAGCCATACTCTATTGTTTTATTCCTATAGCCTCTAGTGCGTAAGGGGTTATTGTTTTTTATTTAAAGTTCTGTTTAAATCATTAAAAATGTCCCTAAAAATTGCATATTGTTCTTGGTTAGGAATCTCTTTCAAATACTGATAAGTCACGTATTTTTCTTTTTCCATCCATACCAACCTTGCTTTTTCAACACCAACAACAAAAAACCGATTTGGGAATTTCCTCCACCGGGTTATTTTACCTTCATTGATAAGATTCTGCAATTCTACTGGTATAGATTGAGCTTCAACATTTGCGATTTTCGATTTCTCTTTCTCGATCGCATTTTTTGTTTTTTCAATACTTGCCTTCATGTTTCTAATTGCATCATTCTGCTTTTCAACCTTTCTAAAAAAAGCCCCACCATTAGTTTTGTCGTTCATCGGCTGCCCGTTAGTTTGCTTCCAAGTATTAAAATGACTATCAAATCGACGTTGAAGCTCAGCTTCTTTTTTTGCTAAACTGTTTTCAAGTACTTGCAATCTGTTTGAACTCATGACTATTTTGTTTATGTTTCTTTTACAAATGTATATCATTTTAGTATACAAAACAAATTTAAAATGTTAAAATTGTAAATTATTTTGATATACATATTTTCACTATATTTGTTGCAAATAATGAACATGGCAAAGAAACAGCAGAACATAAGGATGAATGCCGATACAAAGGCAATACTGGAAATAATCTGCAAAAAACGAGACCACTCACAAGCGCAAGTGATTGAAGAAGCTTTGAAAAACGAAGCAAAAAAGGCAAAAGTAACTCAAAAAGATATTGAAGAATTCAAAAAGCAAAATCCCCAGCCATAGCCAGGGACCAAAAAACTTGACTTGTAATTGTCTCTTAAAAAAAACTCCGTAAATATACGGTGAGGCTGTAGTCATAACTCTACGGGAAACCGTAATGATTGATTTTGAATTGTTTGTATATTGGTCGCTTAACAAAAAAAATAATAATTATGCCAATTAAAGAAAATTCAATTATTTGCATTAACGATCAAAATCACACTATGATTCGTGAAGAACTTAGCTTTGCACTTCCTACAATATCGAAAAAACTTGATGCAAATGGATTACCTCAAATGAATCTGGAACTTGGACTGCCGTTAATTGTATTTCGTTGTACACAATGCAGTTATATAGAATTATACAATATTAAACCTACACTTGATACAAAAAAAGAATAATTTTAAAACCGGTAATTCCGGTTTTTGTGTTTTTACTTCGCAAAATACAAATCAGCTTCTGCTTTTCTTCTCCGGATCAGCCCGTTTAAAACTTTTCCTCCTGCAGTAATGTATTTAGTTGTGAACCAATTTCTAATATCTGAATCTGCTGCTCTTTTGTTGATCAATGAAAATAACCCGTCAGATCCTCCGGTATTGTAGGTATGCGAAACCAAAGCGTCGAATTGATTCTGAGTTAATGGCACTTTTACTTTTGAGTTCACAATCTTTTCATAAGTCGGCAGAACTGCAGCGAATAATTCAACTCCTTTCTCTTTAGTTATTGCCGGATCTTTCATGGTTACTTTTTTTCCTCCTGGATAATAAGTGTTACCATAACCAATTGTCGGAATTCCTGCAGAATCCAGATAAGGTTTTGAACTGAATCCCTCAAATGATGTGATTAGATTTATTCCTTTTTGTGATGTTCTCATTTTTTACGGTTTTTAATTATTATTCATTAAAATTAGTCCTGCTACTCCCAGTACTGCTACCGAAACACCGCCTATTTTAACACCATTCCAAAACCTTCTCCTTTGCTTTATTTCTGCTTCTTTCTTTACCATTTCCATTTGTGTCTGTAAATAAGAAATATCAATATTGAGCTGATTTTCCCTTTCAGCAGCCGCAATTTTATCCTGCTTTGAAATTTCCAGAACGGTTCCCATAGCCTCATCTTTTGCAGTCAATAAATTTTTACTGACAGATAACGCCTTGTCTTGTTCATTGATCAGCTGGTTTGCGCTGGAAAGAGCTGTTTCAGTTTTCTGAAGCCTTGTCTTTAAGTATTCGTTTTGCTTCAGGCCTTTATATACTTCAGGGATTTGTCCCTCCGCTATACTCCTTGTATTTGTATTTTGAGATAAAATCAAATTGCTCATTAATAGAAGCAGAATTAATGTGATCGTTTTCATTTTGAATATTTTTAAGGTCTAAAAAATTTTTATCATACATAGTTTTCATATTAAGAATACTATTGTTCATACTCTTAAAATTGTCGTTCAGAATACCAATACCAATGTTTTGCTGTTCTAAAACATTTCTAAAAGAATCGCTTTTATTATTTGCTGCTTTTTCCCTTAGTTCAGATTGATATTTTGCATCGTTTTGAGCTTCCTGGATCTTCCTTAGTTCGGTAAGTTCTTTCTCGTTACTTTCTTTGAATATATTACCTACTACAGAGGCAAAAACTGAGATAAGTAATACAACCAAAAAAGCGTATAATAAGTCTTTATTGATTTTCATTTTCGGAGTTTTTATCGTTAGATTCATCTTTATCGTCTATTTTAATTCCGGCCCGCTTAGCTGCAGTGTCGAATATTTTTAAATACCTCTTGTCCATCCAATCTGTCAGATACTGCCCAGCAAACGCCACCATAGGTAGTGATGGATTTCTCCACTCGCTCCAATTGAAAGCCTTTAAAAGTTCCGATGCAACGTAAGTAAGGCATAGATTGATCAGTAAAACCGCCATCACGTATGCCACACTTATCTTTTGCTTGTTTTTGATGTAAACAAAAGAGATGTAAGCCCCCGATCCTATCAGTACCGACATGATTAATGCGATTATCTCGCTGATATTGTAGTTTAGATTTTCCATTCATTTTATTAAGTTTATTTAATTATCCTATCAAAAGTCCATTTTGGAAATACACTGTCGATCCTCCAATTGTTAATTGCCCTGAATAACCTTCCGCTAATATCCCACCTAAAGCTGGCACGTATACTTTAAATCCTTTAAATCCGGCTCCACCAATGTTATTCAAGAAAATGTAACCATCATTGACGGTTAATGCATTATTATTTCCTTGTGGTCCCGTTGCGCTGAGTTCTAAAGCAGTGTTTCCAACATTGTTTCCTGATGCGGATATTGAGGCTCCTGTATTTATTACATTACCGGCATCTTTTGATGAATTAATAATGAAATTCCCGATGTACTGACTGTTAGGGTGAACATCATTTGAGATCATCAAACCGTCTACCAGATCACCATTGCTGTTTACGGTTCCAAAAAGAATTTTACCAGTGGTACTGGTTAGTGTTGATGTGGTAATATACCAGCCGTTTACTCCTCCAATTGTCCCGGTATTCGCATCAATATTGCCTTTGATTTCTGCATTTTTGGAAATCATTTTCCCGTTCTGCAACACTTGAAAAACGGCATCATTCTTATGAGCGTAGTCCGCACCGGCACCGAATCTTATACTTTCGTCACCGGCATCCGTTACGGAAGAAATAAAAGCGTTTCTTTCGGTGTTATTTCCGACTTCAATCACTTGCGACATCAATAAGCCATTATCGATAGAGGTGAAACCGTCTGAACCGTCGGTAAACTTAATCTTACCTTTTATTTCCTGTGTGTCTAGGTTGATTGTCATTTGGCCGTCCAGAGAAGAAATAATACCAGTTCTGATCAGTCCGCCATTTATGGTTGTTGTTCCTACGGTAATGGATAAAACTCTCACACCTTCAACTACCGAGTGCAGGATTCCGATCAGAAAGTAATAATCATTCGCATCTGAATCAAATTTGTATTGCTCCTGACTGAAAACGATTGCGCCGGCCTGATCAGTTTTAGAACATTTCCCATAGACATATCTAAATTGATCATCTGGTATTGTTTCTACATTTTCTGGAATGTTCCACTCTTTGTCAAAAGTTTGAGAGTATATAATCCCGGAATTAACTTTGATCTTATTCTTATCGTTTTCGTACATCACATAGAAAACAACACTGCAGCTTATTTGCTGTGACCTCGCTCCTACCGAAATCATATTAGTTTCAATAGAATTTGGACGTATATTTTCCGGGTTAAAATAGTCGTCAGTATCGAAAACCAGGTTCTTAAGCTCTTCGGTGGTTTTTAAACCTAATTTTGAATAGTTGATATGACTTAAATTGGTGATCGACATGACATTTTTGATCTGCTTTATATCTAGTACAATTTGTGATGCGTAGTTGATTTCATAAGAGTCAGCAATGACAATTTTAGTACGATACGGATTATAGTCTCCATTTTGAATAAAATCAATAGTGGTTTGGTTTACCCGTAAAACCTTGTCGATTCCCAAAACCGGATCATAAACCTGAATGTAATCCCCAATATCAAACTTTCCTACTCCAATTTTTTCCATGTAAGCCGGATCGACATTTAGATCATAGGAAACTTTAGCATTCTTATTTAGCTCAAATTGTTCCAAACCTTTCTGAAGAAGTTCATTCTCCGCATTGTCTATATATGTTTTCGGCATTACAATATCCAGTAATACATATTCATCACCGACAGCAAATTGAAAAGCAGTTGACGCTTCATCCGGGAAACTTTGCCCCTGATCGTTTTTGAAAGGAATTATTTCAAAACTTTTTGTTGAGTGATTATATCCTCCTTTTTTTATTTCAAATTCATATCCTGCCAGATTACCAGTATTAAAATGGACCTTGGCAGATGTTCCAGCAATTAAATACTTGGTCGTTACCCCGTCGGCTTCCTTCTCGTTCAGATCGAAATCCATGGTGGAGTCCGAGAACTTAAATTTGGTATCACCTAAAGAAGTTATCTCTCCGGTCCTTTTTGGATAGATTTCATCAAAAGTAATCGAACCCTCTTTTAATCCAAACGCAGCAATTGACCCGGCATCTTCCAAATAATCTGCACCTGGTAATTTTAATCTTTTGCTAAAATTGCGGTATTCGTTTGGGATATTGTTCGTTCCGCCAAAAACATAAAGCCGGTTCACAATGTCGTTATCATCAACATTATTGCGGGATAGTGAGTATAACCCCTTACCTTTTCCATACTCGAATTTTAACGGCACTTTCTTGCCGTAATCTCCGGTATGAATAAAGTATTTACCATTTTCATACTTAATCCAAAAATCAGTCTTGAATTCGTTGCAGATCTTCTGCATAGCTGAAAGACAAGTATCATCACCGAAAGTGATGGTTTTCGTTTCACCGTTTACAAAGTTTCCAAGCTCCCAATTAGCAGAAAAACGCTTCATATTGTTTTTTAAAGCAAGTAGGAAAACTTCGATGTTTCCAATCAAAGGAAATTCCAAATCAGGACCGAATCCTGTCGCATCAGCATTAAAGTACTTGCATCGCTGCATATCGAACATTAACCCCTGAGCGGTAATATTATACTCATATGAGGAATTACTATTCTTCACCAATGCCGGCAACGTATTTATACGATAAACTGAATCGAACAGCACGAAATAATCATTGATAAGAATATCCAGTTTTTCCCTAGAATTTAGTTTGATCGAAACCGCATCATCAGAAAGCATAACCCGGTTAAGTGTTGCAGACTCCACAGAACGTTTCCCTCGCTCAATCAAATTGAACAAAGGAGATCCGTTTCTGTATAGTGTTATGTTATTCATTAATTAAGAATATTATTTTGCGGAAAATCAAATCTTATTCTGTTGTCGTAGGCAAATTTGCAGATTGCCTCAATCATTTCTTTTCCCTCTACCGAAGACTCTCGACCCTCATGGTAGAACATTTCGAATATATTCTTCGTATTGTAATTATTACTTTCTGTTTTAAGCATAGCAATAACGGCCGTCGAATTTACTAAATCCAATCTTGGTGATGTTCTAACGTAATAGAATCCTATTTCATAATTATAATAATCATCCCCGTTTCTCAATGCAGTTTGCTCAGATGTAATTAAGCCGGAATCATCTGTCCGAGTGTCGTCCGCTGCCAATACACCAACCAAACCATATTTTTTTAACTCTGTATGTAAAGTCTTACTTCCTTTGAATTTTGAAAATCTTGGCATATTGTCAATTGTGGAATATCCCGCAAAACGGTTTATCTCATTTATGATTCGGGTGTAATGTTCTACACCATCAGTTAGCGAAATAGTCGTGTAGTCTGTAGCATCATCAACACCGTGAAACCCAATCTTTAACCAGTGAGAATTCGCTATGAATTCAGCCTTCCAAGTTGTAGGCATTTGACTTAAATTAAATGTATTTGATGAATTCTGATAAAACGCAAATAAAGAGAAACAAGCACCATACTTATCATGCATTTCCTTGTAAACAGCAAGCCTGGCGTTGGCAAAGATCGATGCTGGATTATTGATTGATAATTCTCTAAACACATTTATAGAGTCGTCAACTGAAATATGTAAATAAGGAGATCTTCTCTTTTTAAGCTTGACCTGGTCAGCCTGCCAATATTGAGTATTGTCCCTAAACCCTACAATTCCTTTAAGAATCCCGCTTAAAGATCCCTGTGCTTGCAAATCTATACTGCCAACAAAAACATTGTTTAGATAGGCATTGATATTTAATCCACTTCTGAATAATCTTAATTTATCACCTACTTTAAGGATGGTGGCTGTTCCAATTGATAAAGTACCTACACTCGTAACACCGTACCTGCTCATGACATATACATCAAAAACAGAACTTGAAGCCGCTGTTTTTATCAATTGAAAACATGCATTTGCATCACCAAACCCTATCGGTAGTGAATTTGTACGTAATAAGAGTTCTTACTACGTTAAATCCGAAACCGATTTCAGGTGTAATTTTTAAAGATCTTTCTACGGTAACATTTCCGATAGGCGGATTGTAGTTTCCGTCGGCATCTTTTGACCCAGCTCCAACCTCTACCAGGGTATCAGCATCCGGATTAGCAACATCAAAATCAAAAGACATTGCTCCTTTGGTTGTTCTTGTGAAAATAGGCTCATCATACTCCTCAACATTGAAGTCAGTAGTGGTACCGTCTTCCATATTGATCTTTAATGTTCCCAGCATGGTTTCCCCTAATTTTTTAAAGACGGTGCCCATTCCCCCGTCTGATGCAACTGGTGCTAATTCAATTTTCGCTACACCATTGTTAATCTGTCCTGCCATTTTATTGAATTTTAATTATTATTAAATGCGTTTAATTTTAGTCTGAAATTGATATAGCAATCCTTGTCATCCATAATGGTTTGCTCAAACTCTATATCAACATTGTATTTATCAGTGAATTTTCTCTCCAGAATTGGTTTTATTTTGTCAGAAACAGCTTGTAACCGAATTTCGTTTGGAACGTTTTGATCTATAGCGTTTATCTTAACTTTCAAATAGGGAACATAGCAATTGACATTAAATGCACCAGTCTGAAAGAAAGTACTATTAAGAGTTATAGCGTTTACTACAATGTCTTCTTTGGTGCTGCCGGCCGGTCTAAAGTCTTTGTATAGATCGCCTGTGATAATAGAACCAACGCCTCCATTTTTCAACTCATTATAAATCCACTGTTTGGCTTCTATTACTGAATTTCTCACCGTATACTATTTAGAAATTGTTGGAGTTTTAATTTTGCTTTAAGTTCAGCACTGGTAAGGACATTGCGCCCTCTACTTTCAACGGTTGAAGCGTAGTTCATTCCAGCAACAATAACCAATGCTATTTCCGGAAGTGCTTTAGCAATATCAATCGCGAGATCATACCCTATTTTCTTACCGTCTTTCGTTGCCGGTTGCGGGCCTTGTACTTTTTCAAAGTCTTGACCAACAATACTACCATTCAGAGTGATAACATATCCGATAGACGATCTCAGGTTTCCGGTGACGTCTTGCCAGTCGTTCTGTTTAGCGTAAGACCTAGCCTCGTTTACTGCATCTTCACCGACCACCCTCATAATTCGAATGATGTTCTGAATTTTAGCATCCAGAGCATTATTGAGATACTGGTTTAAACCCGGCATGTTAAAGTTTGCTCTTACACCCATATTCTACTATGAAATTGATCGTACTTAACTCGCAAAACCTCTCCTTTTAACCTTGTTTCTCCTTTTAATCCTATGACCCTTATACTCGAACCGACATCAATAGGTTTAAGCTTTTTAGGGCATTGAATCAGCCAGGTATATTCATACTTAATCTGATCATTAGAAATTGTCTTGGTACTAGAAAGGCTATCCTCATCACGACATTTGCCGAAGTCCTGCCATTCTGAAGTTCCAGGAATCCAGTTTCCGTTTTCGTCTTTTATAGCATCTGTTTTCACAAATACTTCTAGTTTATATGGATATTGAATTGCCATTTACCAAAGATTTGATCGATCACGAATTTTGTTTCTTTCCAAATTGTTTGGAAGTCCTATCTGGTCAGCTATCATACGGTAATATGCAAGCATTGCATCTTTATCATATTCTATTGTAAACTGTCCTTCAGAAACTCTTTTTGGAGACAATAAAAGCTTAGGGATTAAATTGTAAAACAGCGTATTAGTTTTTACTTCTAATTCGGGTTCGTATTCAGAGTCGCCATTCAATCCTACATTAATCAATTCTGCATCAATAAGCGAATCGGAAACTTCAACCGACCATAACTCAAGATTTGCTGACAAATAATCCCTAACTTTCATTTATTACTTTTTAGCTGTTTTCGCAGCAGTTTCTACAGTTACTTCTTCATTTCCTGCTTCTTCCTGTAATTCTCCTTCATCTTCAATATCTTTTGATTGTAGATCCAAAGAATTCAAACTCATTCTGCCAGCTGATCCACCTGTTAATTTTAAGTGATAAACAGCATCAATTGCAGTAATTGAAGGAATAGCCAACAGCTCACCTCTTGTAAATTCATTGAAAGGTTCAGTTTTAGACCATTTTGCAATCTTCACCTTGTCAACATTTGCATATGAATGGCCGCTAACCTTTGTTAGATCACCCTCTACAACTAAAGCGTTTTTAACTTTACCAAGTTCACCTTGAGGAACAAAAACAATTACATCGTCAGCGAAAGCTCTAAAAGATCTGGTAATTCCATCCTCCTCAATGTTAAATAGTGAAGTTTGCAATTCGATTGGAGGAAGCCCATTAGATTTCAAATACTCATTTAAGTTGTCCTGAGTAACTAGGACTGGAACTCTTCCAACTGTGCCTTTAAAAATATTTTGAATTTCAGCACTGTTTTTTAATTTGTTGAAAGTGGCTCTAGTCATGATAATCTTTTCAAAACCATCATTTCCTTTGCTTTGTGCGGCATCTATTACCGCTTCCATATCTGCCAATGGCGTAGCCGTTGGATCAGACCAGTCTTTTGAAGTTTCAATTACATTCTCAGTTGGAAGCCCCACGGGAATTTCTCCATATGCTACGCCATCCGGGTTTCCGGTTGCTGAAAGATCAATCATACCAGTGGATAATGCTTGCAAGAACATGACATCTAATCTACCAGTACAGCCATTTGCAGCAAATTCAATATCGTTAAAAATCAGATCAATGATTTGCTTTTTCTTCGAGTCATCATCAACATTTCCCATATTCTGCAGAGTTACATAATCCCTGTAATCTGACTTTTTCATGATATACTTATGGGAAATTGTCGGAATATCTCCTTCAAATGATGCCAACCCCGATCTACTTCTTACCGGAGATACTGAATCTTCGCCAACTACAGATGCAAGAGTATCTAATTTACTTTTCCCGATAACGTCTTTAAATGACAGCCCAACTTGAGGTATTCCCCAGCTTAAATATTTGGAAAACTCTCTTGTTTTGAATTTATCCATTCTCTTATCAATGATAAGTTGCAATGCTTCACTAGTTGCGTACTTACCAAAAATTGATGCTACTAATTCGCTCATACTTCATTAATTATTTAGATTGTGAGAAAATGATTTGAGGCATTTTTGCTTTTAAAGCATCTGTAAGAGCCGGAATTCTTCTAGCATAAACAGTTCCTCTTAAAACAATATCAACAGAAGTATTATCGTCAATAACAACATCTTCATATAGTAACCCTTTAGGGTTTACGGAGTCCGGTTTTGCAAGTCTTGTAGCTTCATCATATGAAAAAGCCGTCCCTGCAACAATTTTATCTCCTTTTGTAAGTCCGGTAACATCTAAAGCGAATCCACCTAAAGCGGTTTCCAAAACGTGAGCAAAGATTGTTTTATCCCCTGCTACTTCCGTTCTCTTAAATCCTAATTTGCTCATTTTTTGTCTGTTTGTTTTTAAGCTAACCTTTCAATGTCTTTCAACGCTTGGCCCTGCTGTTCCATTCCTCCGGTTCCGATAGGTGGATTACCTCCTTTAGCCCCTTCAGTTGCAAAAGCCTGTTTGAAATCCTCAAATTCAGCCTCCATGGACTTCACTGTATCTTCTTCAGAATATCCCTCCCCATAGTCTACAGTTGTAAGGAATTTGTTGTAATACTTTTCCGGAATGTTTTTCGCGGCAAGTGCCTTTACAAGGTTTCCCTTTTTGTCGTCGGTAGCTGTTTTGGTTACTAGTTGCTGAACAGTTCCAAGAAGTTTTTCAAACTTTTCCTCAAGAGTAGAATCCTTTTTTTCTTCGGTTTCTTTTTTCTCTTCAGACTTTTTCTTCTCGTCAGCAGGCTTTTGTCTTGCTTTATCCAAGCTTGATTGAATAGATTTTAATAATCCCCCTACACCATCGACTACTCCATCAATAGTTTCATCAGTTGGGCTTCCGGTTAAAATTAAATCTGCTTGCGACCCTAAAATTTCGTCACCAAGACCCAAGTTTGCATACTTGTTTCTCAGCTTTTCAATTATAGTTTCTCTTGTCATATTAAAAGGTTTATTATTAATTACCGTAAATTTCGTCCGTAAATCGTTTATTTTCAATAGCATTTGTTGGTTTTACACACGATATTTCGTAATTTTACTATTATAACCACGGTATTATTTTTATGAGGGGAGATTTGGGAAGTATGAGAACGTCGGATATGACACTTAATGAACTTTTGGTAGCTTTTAATAGGTTGACCATGGTTCAAAAAATCACAATGGATTTATCGGAGTTTTGCGAGGTAACAGGAAAGGGACAAAAAGAAGTCTATGCGCTTCTACGTTGTCAATACTATCCTGATGAATTGATCATAGGAGGCTATGAAGGAAGGAGAAGGAAAAAGAAATTATTATTTGACACTCAAAAGGTATTGGAATGGATGAGAAGGTGAGAAACACAATTAGTAAATCAATTGCTTTGGCACCAATTATGGGATTTTCCCCAGGACTATTGGAACGAATTAAAAAAGGTGATAGAATTGATGTTCAAAAACAAAAGCTAATTAAGTTAGCTGGAGAAGAAAAAGCTACTGAAATTTTTGACAGTATAAGGAACGAGGCATACTCTCAAATTTCAGATAATGGTTATTACATCTACTATGAACTCGTAAAAATTAATAATGAATTGGAGCATAAAAGTAATTTAGATAGTAATGCAGCCGATTAAATGTGGAAACTATTTTATAGTCCAGAACACTAGACTCCTGCACAAATTAACTATCCAGTATTATGTAATAAATTTGAATTGATATGAATGAATACGAATTAAATGGAAGGCTTATGGAAATTTCACTTGCTTTGGGTTGTGAATTTTTAGAGCTGATTCAAGTCAAAGAGCAGATTAAGAAAAAAGGACTTGGACTTGATGACGTAATGCGTTTAAAACAATTAGGTTTTCCGGGAAAAATTGACAACTTCGAAAAAGATGTATTTGATTTTAGTGAAAAGATTGGTTTTATGTCTTCGCATAAAGTTAATACCCTTGGTTATAAAATGAAAGATCTTTCCGATAGAATTATGTTAAAAAAAGTGCAAAGGAATTAATATGGAAGCAAGTGAACTGAGAATTGGAAATTTTGTTGAATACAATGGATTTGTAAGAAATATAGTAAGTCTCAATCTAGGTACTGAGGTAAACGCATTACCCATCCCATTAACTGAGGAATGGCTGCTGAAGTTTGGCTTTATAAAAGTACTTGACTATCCATGTTTTAGACTTGAAGGACTACAAATAGAGTTTAACGGATTTGATTCACAATGGGGATCTGGTTTACTTGATGAAAAAACTGTGATTAAATACGTCCACCAACTCCAAAACCTATTTTTCGCACTTAAAGGAAAAGAGTTAACAATTAAAAACTAAAATATGGAAAAGAAAATCTATATGCTTATAATTGGCGATTTTGCCGATAGAGATACAGAGGCTGTATTTGATAACGAAGAAGACCTTCAAGAGTATTTGAATAATTTTGATGTGACTGATATTCCGATGCATATTGAGGTAAAATATTTAAACCCAAAACCAGGAGGAAAAACAGAGCCAGATTACAACGATGAACGCTATCCGGTTTTTAACAAGAAAAAAAGTTAACTTTGAAATAAATAATAAATATGAATAAAGACTATTTTATCATTATAAAAGATGGCGCAAGTACAACGATGTTAGATGTTAGAGAGATTTCATCAATAACTTCTGATTATCTGGCAAGCATCGATGAAATGTATTTTACAGTTTCAATGAAAAACGGAGACAAGATAAAAACAAAAGAAAACGTACTAGATATATTGGATGAACACAATAAGTTTTTGCAGTCTAAAATAAATAATTGATACTTGCAGCTGTTTTATTTATTGCTTTTAGAGTGTCCGAAAAAATATCCAAGTATTAGAAGAAAAGCACTTTCCACAATTTTAATTGGCTCTATTTGAAGAAACATCATAACTAGTAAACATATTCCCATCAATAAAAGCAAGAGTGAACCTACAATCGACGCCATTGACTCCCTATCAATAAATTTTAGAAATACATTAGAGCGTTTCTCAAACATTTCAGCTTTATGCTTGTCAAACTCGATCTCCTCCTGAACCCTCTCCCTCTCAAGAGCTCTATTATTCTGTAGTTCTGCATTCTTTGTTTGCAGTTCTTCAATCTCTGTCTTAATGTTGCTTTTAATTTCATTTTCAGGCAACTCTTCTACTAGATCCTTAATGGTCTCGACTGCTGACGCCTGCTCCAATTGATTAATTCGTTCTATTATAAATTGCTTGTGCGCATTTAAGTAACTAGTAATACTATAATTAAGAGTAGTTGGACTTATTTGCTCGTCAATAATTTCAAAGTCTTCCCAAGAGCTAAATTCAAATGTTTTGCTTTTTATAAAATCTTTATCATCTAATAATAAATTAATTTCATCTAATTTAGACTTTAATGTATTTATATCGTCATGCTTTATTGTGTCAACATCCAGACTTTTTCTTCTTAATGTATTACTAAATGTTTGTGAAGTTTTGACTCTATAAAAATCTTTAACCTCATTAAATGATTTAAATTTAATTCTATTCATTGGTTAATTTTAGCAAATATAAAAAAACCTTCAATTTAAGAAGGTTATAATTGTTAAATATTAAAGAAGAAAATTGTATCTTTTGTAACCCTCGCCCGAAGGTCATAATCTCTTGCTTTTTTTGCCAAGCTTTGAAATTGTTTAAAATTAAAATGAAACATATTTTCAATTTCATCATATGGAAAGCTCTCTCTCCCTTCCGCATCGATTATATCCTTTATATAATCATAAATCAATTTTTCCATTTACTAGATATTTATTTCGAGACAAAATCGTCACTAGCTCTAATATAATAAATTTCTTTTACTTACGGAAGCATTTGTTAAATAATTTTAACCCAAATATTTAATAAATTCTGATCTAAATCTTATTTCAGGAGTGTTTTCCACGATGTCTTTCCAGTAAGCGATGTTTTTAGCTTCGTATTCTAGCTGTCCCGAATGCGCTAACGGTTCACGTAGAACGATTAATGTATTTGCCACGTTATCTGATAACATTTTATGCTGCTGAACTTTATTAAGCAATTTCACATGAAAATTACATAGCATTTCATATTGATGCTTCGTGTATGAATACGAATGAAAATGATAGCAGATAAACGGGAATTCCGGGTGAATTACTCCCGTAAGGTTGCAGTTTTCAACCATTGTTAAAAGCTTGTCCGGAAGTGGCATAAAATTACATCCTTCCGTTAATTCATCATATAGTTTGTGTTCATGGTGTGAGATCATCTACTTAAAATATATTTTAGATGATTCTAATGTTCTTAAATGTGTGTTGTCGATGTCAGCGATATTTTTCTTATAGAATTCCTGAAGTCTAGTAAAGTTTCTTTTTGTGATTTCATCACTTTCAACACTTAATTCTTCTTTAAGCCCTTCAGCGTATTCTTTTTTGAGTCTAATAAATTCATCTTTGAATTTACTATAATCTTCTATTGAATAATTCATTCTAGAAGCGGAAATTATTTTGTGAACTAAATCAGCAATTTCTTCTCTGGCTTTATCTAATTTTGTTTCGTAAACAGAATACATTATTTATATTTTTGAACTTAATAGTAAAGGTACGTAAATCAATTAAAAAAGTGACCACAACTTAATGTAATCACTTTATTCATTTTTTACTGAAGCAAGTAGAAAACCACCTGCAACGACAGTGCAAATTTAACACTTCTATTTGATATAAGCTTTATTATCCACCATAAAAGACGGCTGAGTTTTCCAACCTTCCATTTTTGCCTTATTTTCTTCCATGTATGTTTTGAATTGTTCTGGAACATCAGAAATATAATTCTCAGATCTTTCCGGCGGTAAATTAAGCCCTTTATTTATTTCATCAATGATTTCCTTGTCTGTTTTTCGGACCGTGAACCGCTGACACATGCATCCGATATGCCAGCCTTTCCAAATGAAGCTTTTAGGATAGAAACCTTTAAGATCGTCACAGATGTCTACGATTTTATGAGCATTGCTCAGCTGAATTTGATAGCCCACTATATCATTGTTCTGCATAATACGTAACTGATCAGATTCTCGATAAGCAAGATTGTTTTCCTCTTTGGTCAAACGGACGGCATTAGCCATGCTACTACGATATACACCTTGTCCGGGTTTATAGGCCTTAGCGTTTTTGCTCAAAGTCAGATTTCCATGCTTATCTCGAACTCTTCTATAAAGTCTATCCGGTTCCCTCAGATACTTTTTAATTTCCCGGGCTAATTGCTGAGCGCTTTTTCCTTCTGACAACCCCAAATCAAGCGCAAATTCCAGTTCTTTTCTTGTATTCTGGGTAATTGACCATACACGGTCTGAAATAGTGAATTTACCTACCTTACGCTCTTGAAACGCTTTTAATGCTTCAGCATTCCGAGGCATTGGTGCTTCTTTGAGTTTATTCAATATTTCTGCGGGTACTTTACCGGAAATACTGTTGAGCGTCGCAAGTTTCAATGCATCATTCTTCAAATCTCCAACATTCCAAGAGTAAGCAGTAGAAACCGTTATCAATTCTCGTAAATCTGAGTTGAACTGATTGAAAACATCTTCAATATACTTCGTTATCTTTGGATATTTCCGGAACTGAAAAAGCCCCTCCTTTAAAGTTGCTGGAAGGGATGAAAAAACAATACTTTCAACAAGGTCGTTGAAAAGCTTTTCAACTCGCCTCAAGTACTGCTCTACTCTTTTTCTATGTTGTTTGTCGAAGTCCATCGAAGAATCAATTTTCAGATGTTATTTGTTCAACTCTTTGCATTTTTGCTGACGACTTGTACTCTGTTTTCCCTTTACAATTGGACCAATATACCACTCTTCCAATCTCATCCGTAAACCTGTACATTTTACATCCATCTTTTTCAAATAAAAATTCTGATTGATATTTATACGCACTATTTGTAGTTTGTATTTCAAATTGAGTACATTTATGACGATTCAGATAGAATATAAATGCGACTATGAGTATTGAAATAACGATCCCAATCAAAATTTCTTTAATAGTTACATCACCGTCATTGTTAATTTTTTTCAACATATCAATATTATTTAAGAAATTTCTCTGCTAAAGGGCCAAAAATATATTTAGCTAGACATGTAGCCCATAGTAATAGAATTGGTATTTTTCAATAAATTATTAGTGGAAAACACTTGTTATTAAAAAAACAATATATGTGTCCGCAAATACATAAAAAAAAACCAATAGACTCTATAAAGACTAATAATCTAAATAATCTCATATCCCAAAAGTTTTAGAGTTTTCTGTTTCCGCTGAATATTCATTCTCGTCACGAATTCTCTTCATTTCTTCAACCGGATCATCAATACCAAGATTTCGCATTGCTGTTTCTACCGACATGATAGCCTGTCCACCCGTCGCATCCATTAAATAGCTGATCTTTTCTTTCATGTCATTGATCATATACGGATTGTAAACAATATCAACTTCCAGTTCTTCCAGCTTTTTAGCATCTTTGGTGCTGAGTACGTTTGCCAGGAAAGCTTTGATGATATTAATACGTCTCGCCAGATAATCATCCCATATTTCCCGCTTCATTTCCACTTTAAGATGAATATCCATAAAGTAGTACTGCGCAGCAACTCCGGAAATCGCACCCATTGACTTTAACTTATCAAAGGAAATATCAGGGGTTTGAGTAAGTTTGAAAATAATATTCCAAAGGTTATCAAATTCTAACTTATATGAGTCGGTATTGTTATTCCACGTCATGTAATCCATTTCCGCGTCCTTTTCCATCTCGAAAATAGCTCCCTTCTCTCCTTTCTTTGCAAAGCCGGTGATCTCCCCTTTGGTTTTGATCTTCGGTGCCACATGATAGTCATTAATTTCAGCATGCCCTGAAGCAAGCTCTTCCAAACGTTCAATAAGAGGCTGAACAATATCCCATTCCGTTTTCTTTTGGGAACCGTAAACAACCGGTATTTTACCAATGACATTTTTTTCTCGGCTTTCTTCAATCCATTGCGACTCCTTTTTAAGCACAATCTTTTCTTCAGCAGTATAAATTTCCCTGTATTCAACTTCCTTATCGTTTTCGTCCTTAACCGTGATCTCACGAACAAAAGCCGTCATGTCTCCGTTTTCATAGATTGGATAGAATACATCTCCTTCTGTAGGTTTTAGTAACTTGTACCTTAATCTGTCAGCTTCAGGCGTTAAGTACCAAATCTCAGCTGTTTTTGTAGCACCGTAAACCTCTCTCGCTGCATTACGATTGAGTGAAATACTTTTGTTCTGATCCAAAACAGATTGGACCAAACTCCATACAGATGTATCAGTCGGCACATAAGTAACCGGTTTACCGAAACCAAAAGCTACGATCTTATCAACAATCGTCTGCTGGATTGCAAATCCAATACGATTGATAGGCTGCGAGGCTGTTCCTTCTTCAGTCTCAACCAGCTTATCCGGGTATTTCGTTTTATTTGTAAAAATCTCGTGGGTTTCCACGTTGTATTGCAGAACAGCCTTCGATAAATAGTCCGTGTTCGGTCTTAATTTATCCAGCTTCTTTACTATTTCCTCTGCATCTAATCCATTCAATTCCATATATAGTATTTTTTATTATCCTAACATTCTGCCGAGCTTTTTAAGGTCCGTTTTGTTTTTGACTACAATCGGATAAAAAGTATTTGCAAGACCATCGAATACATCTATTGATCGCCCAATCCTTTTTTTAATATCCTCTTTGGCCTCCATTTGAATTTTACCATCACTGCGGAAAAACCATTTAATCTCTGTAGCTTCTTCTTTTAGTAAATCATTCGGAGGAAGCATGGCATTAAAACCATTTTTGGGATTTAACCAATCCCGTACACACCAAAACAGATAAGCTCTCATGTTCAGAAATTCATATTGTTCAGTAATATCCTTAAGTGGCTTATCATCAATAGATGCTTTTTCTGAAAACTTACAACTTATTGCATTTTCAAGTTTCAACTCCAATAACCTGGAATAAACACCTGCGCCTTCTCCAATAGTATCAATAGAGGCATATGCATTGGTGTTTGATTTAAGTATTGACGATAACTTACCAGCAACCTTCATATGATCCGCAACTCCGGCTGAATTTGTCACATCTATTTTATCAACATAATTGCCGTATCTAAACACATCAACACTGTTGTCACGCCCCATTCCAGCAACGTCCGATCCAATAACCAAACGGCCAGATCTCCCAAGTTCCTTATGCTTATATTCAATCCATCTTTTATTCGCTTCATCAATCCACTGCTCCGGAATAAGAGAATCCTCTGAAACTTTAGGAAATTTACCCAATACCTTAATCCTGAAAATATCAGTTGGACGGTAATAAATTCCATCATGTACAAAATCATCTTCTTCTAAACTAAATTCATTTGGTTGAATGATGGTGCACCAGTTATCAAGTTTATCCTGAATCCAGTTGTGATCAACCTGCCCCGGAATAATCTCTTTTTTAGCAATAACATTTGGAGCGTCAAGACTGTTTAATCGGTGTTTTGACCAACGCTCTCCTTTTTGGCTCTTTGCAGCATATCCGATTGTAGTATTTGGATTAAAAACAATAAGTATTCTAGAATTTCCCTGAAGATTTCCTTCGATAGCCCCGAATGTGTCATCTATGATACCTGTCGCTTCAGTTACTGCGAACATTGTATTTACAGCGTGAAAACCTGACCACGCCTCATGGTTGTGCTCATCAGCTTTAAAACCTGTTAAAAACCACTCATCATAATCAGTTCGAATGCCATAAGCATTTAATTTACCCGGTAAGCCTCCGATAAGTTTTTTAGATTTATTAAATAATCGGGAAATTTCCGGCATCATGATATTCTTCACCTGTCTATCTGTAGGAGCGGTCAATGCTACTTTCGTATTTGCAATCAAATCTCCCGCATCATTCCAACGTGGAGTCAAATACATAAAACAAATTGCTGAAACTGCTGTAACGAAATCTTTCCCCCTAGCCGTTCCGGAAGCAACTGAAGTTCTTGGATTCCATTGAACTGATTCAAGTATTTTCTGTTGTTCTTTATCAAGGCTTACCCCTAAAGCATCAGAGGCAAACTTATTCCAGTCGCCTCGCCATTGTATAATTTGTTCAATTCCTTTTCGTTCTATTTCTTTATATGTAGCCATTAAGATTTCATTAAAAAAGACCCGAAAGAAAAAGGTGCATCTTGGTCTTCTCCAAGTTTCAGACTGTCAGCCCAACCCATATTCTTCAGAGCAAATACTACTCCTGCTACCTTGTCACCCCATAGCCCCTTTTCGTAATTATTCTCAATTTGAAGTAGTGCTTTTTTTATAGGGTAAGAAAAACCGTCTTTCTTTCCATAATCATACAGTGATTGTCGGCTTTCAAATCCAAGATACATTGCAAGACCTGTCATTGTTGGTTCCTCTGGATCTCTCGTCCATATTTTAGTAGGCGTCAATATCGTTGTAGTTACCGCATCTTTACCACTACCTTTGGTGTTTGTTGTGACAATATCATGTATTTCGTATTCTCCCTTAATCCATTCGAAATATTCAAGAAGCTTTTCAGCAAGCTCTTCACCGTTTGAATATACAGGCGTTCTACCTGGAGAAAACTTATTCCCCTCCGCAAATTTTCCGTCCGGCTTTCTTCCTTCATTATCTTCAATCTTCTTCTTTGCCATTTCCTTTTCTTTATTCATTCACTGCACTCCCTGTCACTCCCTCTGCCATAGAAAATTAGTTTAGTATTTATATTTCTTCTTTCGGTTGCGTGGTTTGGTGTAGTTCGTAGGTTTTCCGCTTTTTGGCGGAATACTGATTTTAACATTTCGAATCTCATCTCTTAGCTCCTTTAAAGCTTTAGATTCGGCATTTGAAACACTACCCAAACCTATCAATGAATTTATATCAGCTTCTACTTTTTCGTAAGACTGATTCGTACTCATTGCAATTCTTTCAATCATTTTTTCTTTACTCTCCATGCTCAATAAATTAAAACTTGTATTCATACTCCCTATATTAAAAACCCCGCTACCTATTAGAGCAGCGGGACACCAAATCACAAAATATTAATATGAAAAATTCCTACTGCATTAAATCAATCCCCTTTCTTAAGACTCTTTGTATCGCCTTATCAATTCAGCTATAAGCAAATCAGAGTCGTATCTATTTGGAGGAACTGTCATTCTAAACTTTTTACCTCCTTGACATAAGTCAGATAATATCTCATCTACTTTTTCAATTAGCTCTTCTTTCGGAATAGATTCAATTTGTTTTCTTAACTCTTCAATTGTCATACTTCATCTTTTTAAAAAGAACAGGTGGGATTTCATACCCGTAACACTAATTCAAGCGCCTCACTGACTTAATTCAGAATGCCTGGCTAGTGTACTTACTCTTATATGCGTTAAACTTCCGCCACTGTTATTTAAAATGATAGTCTTTCCTATCAGTCAGAACAAAAGTCCAGTTTGAAAAATATCTTCGTAGAATCCTACATTAAAAATATTTGTCCTCGCGTGGGTGGTAAGGGTTCGAACCTATAAAGATTATTATTTCTCTTCCTACCGGAGCCACCCGTTTGCCTGTCTTTCCAGGCCGTCAAGTTTAATGTACAAAGTCAATCCTAATGAAATCTTTGCTGATGCTCCGGACTCGAACCGGATTTCCAACTTTTACACTGGCGCATTACCTATATGCTAGCATCACGTTTTAACTAAATTCCAACTGTAGTTGAGATTTAGATTCTACAACAGTAATCCATCCATTTTTCTTACTTCCTGTAATTTTCTGATCAGTAAAATATTCCTTTATAGTTTTTCCACTTAGCCACCATAGAATAGCTATTTCCGCATCACCGCCTGTTGCTACTGATAATTTCCATTGTGGATTTTTTTTCATTCCTTCTGCTATTGCTTTCGTTATGTTTTCTAATATTTTAGGATACAACTTAAATTCCTTTACTCTAGTTGATGTTTTTACTAACGGGCAACCTACACACCCAAGCCTCTTTAAGCCTAACTTTTCTGCTCTCTCATAATGCGGTGCAAGTTTAATATTTCGAAATTTAATATAATCCCATACATCCTTGTCTGTCCAGTCATAAATAGGATATATATGTTGAGCGCCCTGCTGCCATTTTCGCCCATCGCATTGTACATAGTCACGTCCTTTTCTATTTTTACTTTCAGCACTCCTTACGCCTTCAAAAACCATTTTAGCTACAGAACCGTATTCTTTCAAGTGCTCACAACAATATCTATTTAATCGGGTTGGAAGACCTTTACGTCTAATTAACTGATAAAATGTTTCATTTGGCTTTAAGATTTCAACATGAGGATAAAACTCTTTCAAATGAAGTATTGTTCCTGGTGGATCTAGAGTGGTATTAGTATGATATGCCTTGTACTCAATTTGTGATTTCTGCAAAAGATGATCAACAATAGCAGAATCTTTTCCACCAGAATTAGAGGCAAACAATTGTTCACCCTCGGTAGCTCTTCGAATTGTTTTAATAAAACGTAAAGCCTTTTGTTCTAATTCTAATAATCTTTCCATTATATTTCTTTTAAAAAACACCAAGCACCCTCCTTCATCAACCAACGATCCACCCCTTCTGCACTCATCATCTGTGCTTGGTAATTCAACAACAATTAATCATATCACACAACCGCTTTCTTCTTCATTTCCCTAATCTTTCCGCGGTAATACTCAATCTTTTCTTTTATCTCTGGAATTGACAATTTCAAAGTAGTTTGCTTTGCTCTTACTTGAAGCTGCTCAAATCTTTCCTTTCCGATCCTATTTGGAAGCCTCAAAGTGTATTCGGCTAAATTGCCATGTTGATTTTTATTACAGTTGAACCAACACTGCCCATGTATATTATCTTCGTCAAATCTTACATTACCATAACTTCCAACAGGAAAGTAATGCCCAGCAGACATAGTATAATTTCCAGCAGCAGCCCCACAACTTATACATGGTTTATCCTTATCTCTTAGTCGGATAAATTCATTAACCACCTTTTCAAGATCCTTTAAATAATCTTTGTGAGTCTTTAGCTTCTCCTTCCTGATCTTCTTCTCTTTTCTCCAGGCTTTAGCGTTTTTCTTATCGACATCTGATTTAGCATAAGCAAGTGCGCAGGTCAAAGAACAAACTTTTTCAGTTGTTAAATACGGCATAAAATCCTCCCCACATACTACGCACTCCTTAGGCTTTATCTTCTTCATTCCCAACTGCTTTACAGTAAATTTACAACAATTCGTAATGTAAAACAATACCTTTCTAACTTTTTTTATAGTTTTTTCTAACAATTTTTATTGAAAGATCTAACTTTGCAATTTTGCACAAAAAAACCTCCCTTGAAAAAAGGAGGTTGAGTTTTTTAAACTGTATAATTATTTCTTTCTAATTCCGAGCCATTCCCCACGGCCTGTGTAAATATGGTCGAATTCTTCAGGAACATTCAGGAGTTCCATTACGTTGCATTCTAAGAACCCCGCAATCTTTACCAGCTTATCAATTGGAATCCCGTGTGTTTCATTTAAATAATTGTTCATCATCTGAGGGCTACAATCAGCAGCTGCAGCGATCTCGCTTATTTTAGCCTTTTTGGCCTCGGCTTTTTCTCTTATTCTAAGTGTTTTCATTTTAATTATTTCATGTAAAATTAAACTTTTATAAGCGTAAAACAACTATAATTTTAAAATATATTTTAGTTTTCTTGTTTAGTGAAAAATGATGTGGTTGATTTTCAGTATCTAATATCTAATATATTTTAGTTTTTGTAACTTTTTATAAAATTAATTTTAATTTATTTGCTTTGTATTAAAATATATTTTATATTTGCATAAGAAAATTAAAACAAACAATTAAACAACAACGATATGAAAACTTCTACAAAAATTCAAAGCCTAGTAAACTACACAAACTCAAGATTAGAAAACTGGTATTTAAATGCTAAAGAGGAATATGGAGTGATTGGAACAGCTACTGCGAAATATTATGATGAAATGGAAATGATAGCAATTGAATCAGAAGAAAATGGAATCATTTCAATACTTGAAATTCATTACGTGTTAGATCAGGACCAAGACTACGCATTCAATGTTTGGATGGAAAGTATATAAAAATAGCAACCTGAGCAAGTTGTAAAAAGGCTCAAAAATAATAAACAACAAAAAAAAATAATATCATGAAAAAATCATTCAAAATCACAGACACTCAAATCATCATCACACTGTTTACGCTTGCATTTGCCGCTTTTATTACAGTTGCTGTACTAAATCCCGGAAAACAAGAAATCAAGCCTAAAACCTTTGTAGGAATTGATGCAGCAGGGTTTAAGCACTATCCGGATGGACATATGGAAAGAATGGAAATAAAAATGAAATAATATCTATCCGCATTTACGGAAAACCATAATACAATAAAACAAACATCAAATAAATTCGTAATATGGAAATTAACACAATAATTTTAATAGTAATACTTTTGTTTTTGGTAATAGCAATCTTAATGTATTTAAGAGAATCCGCAAAAGTAGATAAGAACTTCGAGAGACTATCTAAAATGTACGATGAACTTAAAAAGGACTATGACGATCTTTTGAAGGAACATCAAGACTTATTAAAGCTACTGAAATAAAAAAATACCCCTGTTAATTCAGGGGCTTTATTTTGGCAGGAAAACAGTACGAGCATTTAGCGGAGTTCCTATCCTTATCTTTCCGGATTTAACCATTCGATCTATAAACTCGTTTCGCTCGGTAATTTCCATGTTAAGGATCTTATCTATTTCGATAAAGCTAAGTCCGTTATTTCCTCCGGATTTTACATGCTGGGCTCTTACAGCTTCAAGTACTTTTTGTTCTAGTTCTTCCATGGAGTAAAGATACAGAGAAATTAAATTGAGTTTTTAAGCTCTTCAGCGAATTTCAACCTTTCATTCCGCAAATCCTCTTCTGAGTAACCAACACCTTTTTCAGCAGAAATATACTTTCTTTTTCCGGGAAGGCATTTTTGTACTGACTGACTCCATTTTACGCTATTGTCCCTAAATTCACTCCATATATATGTGATGAACTTTATCTTTGTTCCATCCTCTTTTTTAATTATACTTTCCAATGGTTTCATATTTCAAATTTATTAATTATTATACATCCAGCAAATAAGATACAACACGCAGCCAATCCAAAACCAAGTACCTATTCCGATTATTCTCATTTGCAAATCTTTGCTTTTAAATAACAAACAGTCGTTAATAAATTCTTTCATAGTTCTAATTTAGTTTAGTTTTTTCGTTTAGTGTTGTGGGTTTCCGTAATTAAATACCAAATGATGCACTTATAATCTTACCTAATACCATCCCAGAAATAAACGAACTTAATAAAGCTGTTTTATAGTTTTTGACTTTATAATTTATTATTGCAAAAAATATGTTCACAAATAATAGTAAAATGTATATTTCCATCTTTACACTATTTCAAATATTAAACATTTTGAGGGGTTGAAGGTCTTGGATTCGGAATTTTATTAATGAATGCAAATTCTCCATGAAGTATTTTCGCGAACTCATTATACTTAATTGCAGCTTCAATTTCTGTGTTACAATATCTTTGAACTCTTTTGGTTCCGGCTGTTATTTGCATTCTCCATTTATTCTTGATAGAACAATAACAAACACCTTTGTATATTGATTTACCATTCCTTTGTGATGGTCTATTCATCATATTTTGAGAATGACTGCATTCTCGTAAATTACCAATTGTACAATCTAATTTATCAGAATTAATATGGTCTACACGGCCAATGTAATTTGGATTTACTTTAGACCAAATTAACTTATGAAGAAAAGTATTCTTTCCTTTAATTACGGTTGTAGCATATCCTTTTTCAGACATATGCCATGAATAGAACTTCACTTCTTCAAACATACTTATGTCAACTTTTGCATAATGCTTATTCCCGCACATTGGCAGTAATTTAACATCTTTATTCAAAGACTTACTAAAATCCCTTTTGGATAAAGCAATTATCTTTCTCATGAAATTTGATCCTTTTGGAAATTCTATTTCTTTCATGGCTGTTCTTTTATTGTTAGTTCTTCCCCGGTAAGGGCGAAGTATAGATTCTGAAGTTGGTGTACGTATTTAATGTAAGTCCTATTTTGCTCGTAAAGCATATAAAAGCTTACAATATCATGATTATGGACCGCCAAACCTTTAGACCAGTAAGTGTAATTAACTTTCTCGAAGGATAATTTCAAAAGCCAGTCTTCTGTTAGCTCTATGGGCTTTAACATAGAGCTTAAATATATTTCGTCTCCTTTTGTTGTCCCTTTAGGATGTATATTTTCTAACTGAATTATTTTATAATTCTCGACTTCAACAAAATTTCCTATTCTCAGTTCTTGTGGTGCTATCATGAGTTAAAAAGAGATTTTGCATAATCGGTGAACTCTAGTTCAATTCCAACAATTTCACACATTCGGTAAAAATCATAAACGGTGCATTCTAATGGAATTCCGGCTCTTTTCCCGTTATCTGCAAGCATAAAATCTTCATCTAGTTCAATTTCAAAGCGTTTTTCTTTATCTAAAACAATAATTTGCCATACCCAACTTCCATGAGAACACATTCCATCATTACAATCACATGAATCATATTCTAAATAAACATTATTAAATAAGACTTTCTCGTCCTTCTTTTCAGCCTCTTTATTAGCTTCAATAATGCTACTTTCTTTCATCCATTCATTATCATACTCTGAAGGATACCATCCTGTTTTAGAAATATTAGAACCTTCAATATCCAATGGTATTTGTGATAGAATTCTAAATATTGTATTTCTGCAAATTGTATTTTCCATAATTCTTGTTTTAAGTGCCACCCTAAGATGGCACGGGGTTAAAGATTTATTTTTTCTTCTACATATAAATCAAGCAATTCAGCTTCCTTTTCATTTTCATATTCGTCAGATGATAAAGTATGAATCAACTCGTAAATCGGATTTATCTTATTGGTTTCACTATACATGTCTATATCAGAACCATCAGCTTCTAATAATAATTCCGCTTCTGCTGGTGTTACTTTAATAGTTCCAGCATATTTTACTTTTTGCCAGAACTCTACTTCTAATTCTATTTTGTTTTCCATTGCTTTATTATTTATTGGTTGTTAAAGTTGCTTTGTTGATGTATTCGGATTCTGAAAGTCCGAAGACGTTGAAATGCCATTCAAGAAGTTGCTTGACATCATCGTATTTTATATAATTTACCAAGTGTTCATTAAATTCAGGTAAGCCTTCAAATGCCTCTTGTGTTGATTTGAAGATAAAATAATTCATAGGTATTATCATTTTACCCTTATGCTCTATCTCTTTTGTTAGATAGGATAGATCGTAGAGAATAGGCTTCGATGTTTGATTAATCATTCCTTGTAAATGCACATAATTTCCTGTTTTGACAGGACTAAAGGAACTCCAACATTCCATAGTTTGAATTCCGTGGACCTCATTATAACATTGCAACCTATACGGCAGGTAAGCTGAGTAAATTTTTAAAAGTTCGTCTTTATTCATTGTTTTGTTTTTTAGTGGTTAATCAATCCGTGAAGGAAGTTTATTAGTTCAGGGGATTGGTCCTTCAGATAAGGTTTAGAAAGGTCCCATTGTGCTACATGAATTATTTCAGTCATGTAAGACTCATGGTCTGCAATTGTATCAATATTCCCATCTTTCCAAAAAGAGCCAGAAAGATTCATGAACAGATCATTGTTTTTTTTACCCATAAATTCCACGACATCGTTTAGCATTGGTTCTTTGCCGATAATTTCAGCTTTGCGTTCGATCACATCAAGGTAACATCGTTCTTCAATTCCATCCCAGTCTGATGATATGTCTAAGTAAACATCATCATAATCTCCGGTATCAGCAATTTGACCACCTCCATACATTTGTAAAACCTTGTAATTAAATTGCAATCCTGATGCATTTTCCATGGAAAAAATACATCCCTCTGATAATTCCATCAGCCTCGGCAGCTTATTCCGTATATCGGCTGTTAGTTCTTCTAGTTCTTTCATAACTACCATTCAATTTCATTAACAATAAATTTTTTTTCGCACTCAGGACATTTAACATCGATTTCGGCATCTTTGCAACCCCATTCATCTTGAAATGCTGCAATCAATATATCTGATTTTTCAACATCGTGATCCAGTGAATCATCTAATAAATCAAAGAATTCATCGCAATGAGGACAATTAACATATACTTCAATACTTATACTTGCTATTGCATTTTTCATATTTACATAATCTTATTTTCGGGATTAATGATTGAGACTTTGTCTATCCATTGTGAGAAATGTTCAAATGGAGGTTCTATCTTTACATTATCCGCTATTCTCTTCTGCTGTTCAGCCTGTACGAGATCGCAGGCAGAGAAAATGAAATCCTTTATATGACTTATTGCAGATTCTATTGAAATTTCATTATTAATTACTTTAAATAAATTATACATTATAAAATATTCAAAATTTCCTTTATTAGATTGAATTCCGTACTCATCAAATATGCGTTGCTTCTCTTGGTGGGTACTCATGGCTAGTTTTCTTTAAGTTTAATCCAACCAAAATTCACAAGATCTTCAACTGATAGTCCCATCCAGGGTAATGCATAACCTTTTGAACGAAGGTAATCTGCAGTGTACCTATCAGTCTCATAGAAATCTTCTTGATCTAAAAATATCCCTGATGGGCTCATTCCATAACAGCCAGATTCTTCATCACTCTGGTATGTTATAAAAAGGTCTTTTCCTGTGCATTCTAAAGCATCTTCATCAGTAATTGATGAAATAGGTTTGAGCTCTAAATATGCTTTTGGGTTTAAAATTGTGGCAGACCCAATTATAAATGCAGGAAAGTTTCTATTTTCTTCTGTTTTATAAACTCCCTGTCCCCAATACTGAGCGAAGAACTTTGTTTTATTTTCTAATGTATTTTCCATTGTTATATTTTTTAAAATTTGACATAAGACGGGTGCTTTGATGCTTTTGCACCAACTGTTTTTCGCACTGAAAATTGTTGTTGTTTTTCCCGGAAGAATGGTTCGGGTTCCGTTTATTTTAGTAGCTCCGGATTGGAGTGAATGTTGCCGATTACTTCGCAATCACTACCTATGAACGTCCAATCATCCTTTTGTCCTATTATTGGAATAGAAATCCAAAATCTTGTCGATTCTGTTTTATACATTACTAGTCCAATTAATGGAATTAAACGGTCTTTTTTAACAATATCCCCCTCATATATCTCTACTCCGTTTTTGTCTTTTAGTCCGGTGTACTGGCCGACTGTTTCGGGTATTACTCCAAATTGCTGATAATTTCCACATTCAGTTTCATGCAATATCAGCGCTGATCCATTTTTCAAAACTAAAGAACCCGTAACCCATTCTTTATTGTCGGTTCTTTGTCCCCTGAATTTAAATTCTCTCATGATTCTGTTTTTAGTTTGGTTAGTAATTCTTCAATCTCCACAGGGTCAATAAATTCAAATATTTTATTCTTATCATCTATCTGCCATATTTGGCCAAGTGTTTCATATACCTTTTCCAGCATCTCCTTCATCTCATCCTCATAGTCTGGCTTTTCTTCTAGCCAGTAGTTAACTTCATTTTTCCAATACGTGACTGAATCTTCATTATCTGGATTAAACGGCATGTTAGGGTACATTTTAAAAGTTGTACGCATTAAACAAGCATATCTACCTTCTTTCTCCGGCATTCTCTCCGATACCGATACTTTAATGTATTTGCTATTTTTCATTAGTAAGATTCTTTAAGAGCATGATACTCGTTATTAAATTTGACTTCTAGATTTCTCAACTCTAAATCTTCTTTATCACTAAGTCCGATTAATTTTTCTTGATCTTTTAGTATCATAATACGATCATGAATTTTCCATAATTCATTTTTCTTTTCTTGATATGATATTTTCTTTTTCATAATATTTTTGATTTAAATTTTTAGAAATTTTTAAAACCGGGCGACATGATGGATCAAAACGCCACCCGGAAAAACTAACCATGTGAATTATTTTGTCTTTGTTTTGATAGATTCGGGAAGAGGAAAGCCTTTAATTCTCGCAATTTGCTGATTAAACATTGCCCATAAATCCCTATCTTTAAATTTGAAGTGTCCTGTGCCTTTTTTGAACAGTTTAACATCAAAAAACATGAATTCAAACCATTGTCCCCATTCTACGGGATTCTCTTTAGTATTTACAGCATATCTAAATCGATCATTAAATGACCAGTTTTTACCTACAAGAAAACATAGAGCTTTCACAAAATCATCAACAATATCTGACTGCCTATCATTTATGTTAGGTCCAGATCCCCATCTACTTTGTGGAGATATATAAGGCATAATAAATTTTTCATTTACTAGATAATGCGAATTAGTTTTCCATCCTTCAACAGAATATCTGTTATCATGGTAATGTTTCGTAAGATTATTGAACACCTCAATAAGAGCTTTATCCATCCTTTGAGAATGAGTTCCAATGACGATTTGTATCATATGAAAAATGTTTCGCATTGTGAATGGTACTTGTGTTTGCTTTTCAACAAATCGATTAATATCATCTTTCAATGATTGAGTTGCGTACTTATCCATGTCCATTTTTGAAAAAATATGCTTCCACGCAGACTTTTGTAATTCTTTTTTATACTCTTCTCTTGTAAATTCAGCTTTTTCATTTGTAAATGATAACGCAATAGAAGTGTTAAAGAATGAAGCAGTCAAATTGTTCATCTTTTTTGCTGATTCCAACTGTTCATCAAAAATTTTTATTGCCCCTACATACCTGTTTACAACATCACGTACAAAATTGTATTGCTGTATCCCATTGAATTGTTCTTCCTCTTCTTCTTCCATAAAGAAACCATCAAATTCATTTTCTGATTTACTTTTTGGCTTATACAATTTAACCAACCCAATTTCCACATTTGTTTTTCTCTCTGCGGAAGAAAAAACATCACCTAGATTCTCTGACGTTCCATAATTCTTAATTACAGATATTAATTGCTCTCTATATGAATATCTTGAATTATTTATTGTTTCATAATTGCAAAGTGCCACAATTTGACATCCTTCAGGAGCTATATTCCAAGCATGCAAAATATGTTTTTCATCTGCAGAAAAAGGAGGATTCATTATGATATAGTCAACATGTGAAATCAAATCTGAGGTAACCTTTAAGAAATCATCAGCTATTAATTTGCACTTTGTCTTAAGGATGGACCGTAGACTTTCTTCAATTTCACACGCCAAAACCTTTGCGCCAGATTTTAAACAAAAATCAACAATATCACCCTTTCCTGCACTTGGTTCAAAAACCGTTTTGTTATTAAGTTCTAAATCCCATGTAATTTGAGCAATCACATTTTCGGGAGTAGGATAAAAATCTTTATTAAACATTGTCGTATTTTTTTATCAATTACTTAGCTCTTTTAAAAGCTTTGAATTCTTCCTCAGTCATTGCAGTTAATCTGCTGTGAAGTGTGTTATATAACTGGGATTCGTCTATTTTTTCAAGCAAGAACATTGCTTTATACGCTCTCTGAATTCTTGCTCTTGAAAGCTTCTCATATCTTTGAAATCCAAGGCTGTAAACAGGCTCTTCTTTTGATACAAACATTTGTAACATTTCCTTTACTGATTCAACTACTACTGGAGTTACTTCATAAGTAGTTATAGTTCTTTCTACGTGATTGATTACTGTTTGATAAGTTGTTGCTTCCATGACGTTGTAATTTTAATTGTTATCGTTTTTGATTTTGTAAATATATGTCGTTTTATTTACATAACAAAATATTTTGTAATTATTTGTTATTTTATTTACATTTGTAGAATGGATAAAAGATTGAAAAACATTTTTACCGCTCTTTATAAATGCAAGGTTGTAGCTGTTGATACTAATCTTAAAAATCTTCTGGAGAAGCTTTATAACAGAAATGTCACTGATGCGGAATATATGAAAGCTTATCGTTCTAAAGATTCTAAGTTCGAATTGACCATTAATGATAAGGTTTACACAATCAATAAGTTTGAAAACTAGCTTTTTTGCTTTAGCTCCTTGTACATTTCACTTACAGTCTTTACAGGCTTCTTTGGCTTTTGAGATTCAACAAATGACATTACAGCAGAATCTCTTTTTAAAGGCTTCATATTTTTTGATGAATTCATTTTCTTCAAACTCCTTAATTCTGGTTTTAAATTTTCGATCAAACATGGAAAGATCGTTGTATTTTTTTAAGTGAAAAATAACTGTTGTATGATCTCTTCCGATCTTCATAGCAATTCTATGTAGTGACAATCCTTTTTCCCGAAGCCTGAAGCAGTAAATTCTCAAATCATCAAGCAGATCCGTTGGCGTTCGGTTAACTTTTGTTTTCATTTTCGTAATGATTCTCCTTTAAGCTCGATTATATTGTACATTTCAAACAGGCGGTCATAATTACGCTCTCCATAACGCTTAGCAAAGGCCTCTAAAGTCGAATCTATACTATCACCTTCGTAGTTTAAACTGATGATAGTCTTTGCCCGGTTGGAATATCTTTTTTCAAAAATTTGCTTGAACAATTCTACCTTACCGAAATTACTCGCTACTTTCTCAGTCATAATATCATCATAATACCTAAACCCTTTTGAGTGCTTTTTCCAGAACTGATCCCAGACATAATCTTCTTCTGAATTTTCATTTCTTTTAATTCCTTCAAATTCGCTTACAACATCGTTAGTTGTGCAGAATGAGAAATAAATCTCGTACCATCTTAATTGCTCAAATTCTCCCGCTTTGTTTTTAATCCTGAAAGCATTATCCCTGGCATATTTAAAAATATTGTGAAACGTTTCAATTATTGAGGTTTTGCCTATTCCATACGAGCCAATTATCATTAGTCCCTTATTCAGATCAGGTTGACTTTTGAAAGTGCCATCTGAATTTTTGCATAAAAGTGGCGATTTGTAAAAGCTTTTGTTACCGATAAAATATGAAACCAATGTTCGGGCTAGTTTCCTTGATTCAAAATCATTTAATGACTCATCAAATTCTTTAACGGCGATAAATTTGTAATTTTCAACAAATGCTCCGTAGAAATACTCTGGGTCAATTGGTTTTAAATCCGGCTTTACAAATTCCTCGTTTGGCTTATTCTCATTCACAAATTCAGTAAATGCCTTACCGTACTTTTCAAAATCTTCCAGATACTTCTTTGCAATCGGGTGATCCGGATTTATTTTCAACATAGCGTCAATTGCTGCGCTTTTTCTTGGAGGCAAATATTTACCTTCTTCTTGCTTGTGAACTTCCATTTTGTGAATTTTGATTAAATGGTTTCAAATAAGGGATTACATTCCTAAGTTTATTCTTCCAGCCTTCAATTGGTTTTTTATGGCCATCTTTCCACCCTGCCTCAATCCATGAATTATATTTAGCTGTTACAGCGAAGGAATAGGGCGTAAAATCAACTTTTAATTCATTTTGGTATATTTCCCTAGCTACGTTTAAAAATGAGTCTAAATCAGGCGGATTTGCTTTTTCTTTTTTGCCGGAACTTTTTTCTTTTTCTTCAGATACAGAATTTACCTGTTCTGATGGTTTATCTTTTTTCTCTTCTGGAAATAGATTTTTTATAGATTCAAAATTTTGGGAGGGGGCTCCTTTTTTTTCTCCTTCCCCTTCAGTTTCTACTTCCCCTTCAGTTTCTACTTCTACTTCAGGCTGACAACTCGCCTGCGACTCGCCTGCGACTTGCTGACAATTTTCAATTATCACGTTTTCAGGTATTTGCGGAAAACATCTTTTCATACTTCGCAATCTTTGGTTAAAATTCAAAATATTTAGAAATGGCTTGTTTTCGGCATCGTAGAGGACGATCAAACCGGATGAAGCTAACTCTTGTAACCATCGGGTAATGTCGGTTTCTCTAATATTCTTCAGCGGGAAACAAAACGCATTTAATAATTTGGGATTTGCGTGATATGATCCGAAGTCATCGGCTTTCATAATTAAACGTGTTAAAAGAACTTCTGCCTGAAAAGAAAGATTATCTACTGGCTCACTGTCTGTCCAGTCTCGCAATATTCTTTGTGGCATATCTTCATTTTAATTCTTTGTAATTTTCAATTCGGCACCCATGCTAAAACATCACTAATGCATGGTAATTTTTTTAAAGCTTTTCAATAGCTCTTTGTATTCTAAATCTTTCAACTTCTTCAGGTTTGAAGTACATTCTGTTGCCTATTTTCTGGGCTTCTATTTTACCCATTCGGCGGTGCTGTTGAAGATTGTCAGGAGTAACACCTAAAAGTTGTGCAGCCTGTTTGTTTGAAAGTAGTCCGTTGTGTGGATTAATTGGCTCTATTTTCTCCTTTTGTTGTTTTTCAAGCTCCATTGTGTACTGGCATTCTCCGGGTCTTGCAAATCTGGCTTTACGATTAAGCGTTTTAGCGTAGATTAAAGTTGCGGTTGCGTCTATTTTACCTAATGCTATTGAAACTCTACTGTTTGGTATTTTATCGCCTGGCAGATAGCCTAATTCTTTACACAAGCTTGATTTAATTGCCTCAATTTCGGGGTTTTGTTTTGGGTTTTTCATTGGTTTTCTTTTTGTCGGTTTCTAATCTGATAAGTCTCTTTTCATTCCATTTGAAGAGGCCGTTGGAATCACGGCCAGTCCAGTATCCGTCTTTATCTTTCATGGCTAGAATGGTAAATCGTCATCGTCCGAACCTGGAACAAGAGTTTTAACGTCGTTTTCAAACTCAAACTCTTTCCCGGAACCCATATAAACCTTTTCTTCTTTCGCTTCTCTTTCTTCTTTAGTCTGCTGGATGTATACAGTATGCGTATTTCCGTATTGATCCGTTTCTTTTCTTTCGGCCACGATAATGTTTAGATATTTACCTTTTTCGCCTACTACGATTTTTCTTTTGTCTATTTTGTCTAATTCAAGACGTACATTGATTATTTTGCTCATTTTTATTTGTTTTTAAATTAATTGTAAGTGTGTTGCTAGTGTTGTGTTTAGTGAGTTCAGATATTCTCTTGCCATAATAATCATCTCTTTCATTTGGGCAATTACATTTTCATCTCTGTAAATGATGAATTCTTTAATTCTAGCCTCTTTGGGAATGTCTGCATAAGTCATATTCTTCGTTATTTCTTCATCAAGATCCTCCGGAAGCCCATCTATGAATCCTAGTTTCCATCCAGTTTTTCTTTTCTCATCAAGAATCAATTCGTCTGGCGTATCAACAAGTCCATAAACTAATCTCGCTTTCTTTATATTTGGCCTTAGATCCATGTAAGCCTGAAGCTGGTATTCGTAGTCTTCATTAGGCACGTCATCATTAAAAAGAGGAAATGTTTCATAATCCCAAGAACTTTTAAAATCAATTATTTCATCATCTTCTTCAATATCCATTTCGCCAGAAAAGAAATCGTTTTCATATCGAACCTCATTCTTAATTAAAAAAGTACCCCTTACTTCATTGTACTGATTTATGTTTTCCTCTTCAACAGATATTCCTTTTGCTAGGTACTTGCTTTGAATATCTTTTTTCCTATTAAAAACCGTTTCTTTAAAAATTGTTTCTAGATATGTTTTTGCCCCATCTGATAATTCAGGCTTTGCATCCCTCTTTTTAATCAGTTCACCAAGAGTAACTATTTGCTTATCGGTAATTTTCCCAGAGTGTATTTTTTGCATTAATCCAGTCAATGTTTCTGACTGATTTTGCGTCAAAGGTTTAGGAAGGCCTTTCATTATTTTACCAATAGCATGAGGTCGAAACTTGTAATTTGAAAAATCACGCACTCTTAACATTTTCTAATTCTTTTTTACGTTCAGTTACTAATACTTTGTATCTCTGTTGCTGTTCTTTTGACATTTTACCGAATAATTTTCCAAGCTCCGAAACTTCTTTACAGGCGTTTATTTCGTCTGTAAGGTCAGTGTCAATGATTGGTTGCTTTTTTACTATTCTAACACCTCCCACTACGTCACCTTTCATTTTAACTGTGGAGTCAATAAATAATTCTATTAATAATCCTTTCCAGTCTTCGACGAATGATGATCCGGAGAATCCTTTTAATACTGCAGCGTTTGTTGCATTTAATACCAGTGGCTTGGTGTTTTCTTCAAAATATGCGATATTGAAGTTTCCTTTTTTTCCTGCTACACTTACTCCTAACTCCTGTTTAACTTCTCGTATTTTGAAAACCAGCCTTCTACCTTCTTCCAGATAGTCTTCAAGATCTGCCACTCCAAGGTGATCAGACTTGTACACTTTACGGAAATGTGTTTTAGTTTGTTTTTCCATGATTAATTGATTGTTTTTGAATAGACCGCATAAGATTTACTGCCTATCTTTTTTGATGATGTTTGATAGATTTTTTGCTTTGCTTTAAGCTCGGAGAATCTCCCGGAAATTGTATGAATCGGGACTCCTAGTAATCCTGCAATATCTATTGTTGAGTTTTTACCGTCAACTAGATTATACACTAGTTCCCACATCCTAGGAATCGTCTCTGTTACTTTTTTAAATGCCAATTTGGAATTTTCATTGTTCCGGCCTCGGCTGTAGTCTGTTGGTTCCATAATATTTTACTTCATGAATTCATAATATGCTTTATATGCTAAGAAAGAAGCTTGAATACGCTTAAAATCTTCTGTATCCCTTTTTGTGCTGTATTCTTCTTTTCCTGAAAACCAGTTATCCCATTGTTCGAATGTTTTTTCTTTACATCCAATTCGCAATAAATCGCCTTTTATCGCAATTCCCCACTTCATATATATAGGTAAGTAAGCTTTATCTAACTCTTTTGCTCCGTAAAGGTTTGCTCCGTAAAGGCTTGCTCCGTCAAGGTTTGCTCTGACAAGGCTTGCTCCGTCAAGGTTTGCTCCGTCAAGGTTTGCTCT